GAAGCGGCTGCTTTGCCGATCCTGCCAACATCTTGCCATAGAGAGTTCTTGGCATCCCAGACTGGCTTCCCGTGCAGCAGAGGAACCACATCCACAGCACAGCGGTAATTATGAAAAGACTGACCAGCCCGTGCATTCGTGACAATCCTTCCTGGTGTAGTCCTGCCCTGCGCGTACAGCGCTTCTTGGCTGAAGTTGTCGCGGTAGGTGCTAGTCACCAGCAAATCTATTCCTACTGCTTCACAGTCAGCAATCATCTTCTCTACGCGCTGTCTAACCTGCGGCAACAGGTCTTCTAGTCTGCGTGAGTTGATCATCCCTTAGTTACCATCCCCACAATACCAGCCAGAGCAAGGCCAACTGTGACGATCTGGTCAGCCATTGCAGGGGCGATAGGCACACCCATAGCTGTCAAAAATAGTAATACGCCACGCCAGGTGGACGGTTCTTTCGCACGATCAAGAATGTAGGATTTCATAAACCTTCTCCTGGGGTAATGTAAACCTCTGGTGTACCAGCCTCGGCAATGAATGTGCAATAAACATTTGCAGTTGGGCTTACCTGCGGCCCTGTAAATACAGTAACGCTATCAGGAGGAATGACCATTGCATACTGCGGAGTGCCGTTTCCTGGAACCGCAACATTAGCCGTTGCGCTTGTTGAGATACGAACGTACACAGGTTGACCACCACTACCTGCCGGTTCGTGGCTAACAATCATGTATTGATTAACGGGGCTATCAGAAGTAATCTGAAATTGCTGAACTGACGTAGTGGCATTTGCTTTATACGTCTTGCCCATAGGCTGAAACGCAATGTTATTAGCCATTAGTACACCTTCTTGCCGCCACCAGAAGTCGGGCTTTGTTTGCTGTTGTAGCTATCATCAAAGCACAAGGTCGAACGGAAGCCGCCCATAGGCACTTGACCTGGTTGCCACTTCTGATATCGTTCTGTCGCATCAGATGGTTTCTGAGGACGGATTGCTTTCGCATATTTCTGCGAATAGTTCAGTTCTTCAGCGCCTGGAACGCTACTCTTCTGAGTTAGGTCTTTCTTGTCGCGCATCTTTAATCCTTCCAAATTTTGAAGTTAACAATATCGGAAATTGTGGAAGAATCTAAATAAAAAAGAATTCCCAATTCTCGATAAGTGTGGTTGCCTTCAGCATAAATGTTTCTTATGTTGTTGGCAATTTCAAGGGTTATTTTTGCTTGACCCTTTTTCCTCGGTGTCCACCTGTTTCGTTTAACTATGTCCGAAGAATTCTGTGCTGGAGTTCCTGCGTATAAATGCTCAGGGTTAATACATGACGGAATGTCACAAGTATGGCAAACAAACATTCCATCAGGAATTTTTCCTTTCACCTGTTCATACACAAACCGATGCGCTCTTATCGGCTTTCCGTTAACTCGAACAATCCCATAACCTTTTTTAGTGGTGTTACCAGTCCAAATATGGCAACCTGAAAATGGAATGTAAGCAGTTTTACTGTGAATTGTCCGAAGCACGCTCATGTTTTGTTCCCACTTTGAACAAAATCGGTAGAAACACCCCCAACACAAATATTGCTAGTGTGATGATTCTTTCTGGCGTTCCTTGTGCCATCGTCCAGCACGCCAAGCTGAACGAAAGGATCATCGCTAATATCACCAACAATCTCTCGCTGATGACGCTTAAAGCCAGCCTTACCAGTTGAATAGCATCCATACAAATATCCCCTTAAATAATGGATGCTCATATCATACTACTCGTCATCATCTGACGCAAAGCCAGCACCCCAATCATCGTCGGTAATCCTTGCCTTTAGTTGCTCAAGTTTTAACGCTCTGTCGAGAATCTTGGTTTTATCGGTCAGACTAGCCATCGGGTCGTTCATAGTCGATGTTAGTAATTGACTAATAGCATCCTCTAACTCTGGATTTATCCCCTTCTGCTTCTTCATCTCTTTGCCTTGCGTTTCTGCATTTGCTGCTGTTGACGCTGCATCTTACGCATCGGTTTGATCATGGTTGGTGGTGGCGTTACTTCACCTACACCTGCTTCTTGGGGTCTAGTTTGACGCATCATTTTCTACCTTTCTTGGCTTTTCTAGCTACACTCAAGGCAATAGCCACCGCTTGCTTCTGCGGTCTGCCACGCCTCACCTCACGACTTATATTCTTACTAATAGTCTTCTGACTAAAACCTTTCTTTAACGGCATCTCTACCTCCCAGGTTGCATAGATAAAGGGTTGCCAGCGCCGGTAATGATGTCCATACCACTTCTGGCAATGGGCGTTCCTACCTGCGGCACACCATAAGTAATCACAATGTTCCGCAATGTGCGGTTCAGGAAGTCTAACTTCTGCGGTTCAGCTATTGTGGAATTAGCAATGGTGTTTAGCTGATCGCCAATCTGCTTAATCTTTCCAGCATCCATCAGGCCAGTTCGAGCCAGGGAATCCGAAAGACTGGTTTGCCAGAACCGCTGTGCGCCAAACACGCCCTGCGTTGCCTTGTCTGCCATCACTTGACGAATAGCCGCTTCCAAAACCTGTTTGCCCTGGGGGGCAGAAGCAAGTGCTGGAGCAACCCGATCCCACAGCGTCCTGTCGCCAGAAGTAATAATCGACGCAACCCGTGCAGCCGGTTCTTCTGTACCGAGAATAGCCTGTGCTTCTTTCTGCGCTCCAGCCGTAATCTCACCAGCGCGTTTCTCACCCGCAGCCAAAGCACGTTCAGCCTCTTTGCCAGCAACCTTCTCTCTAGCGCCGATCTTGCCTGTTACCTTTGCCATGCCACCCGCCATGCTCTCAGCACGCTCTAAGCTGGCAACGTAGGTGTTAGCCGCCTGTCGCACCTCCGGCAAAGCAGACAACCAATCTGCGTTCTGCTTGCTAGTCACCCAATTCTTAGCAGCCTTGGCATCCATGTTGGCAAGCGTCTTAGCCACATAGTCACTGGCTTCTTTGGCTACCAGCGCTCTATCACCCGTCAGCGCAATAGCGTCTGCCACCGACTGCTGGCTGTTAAAGAGTGCAGCCGGAAGACCTTTAGCGTCAGCCTTGAACTGTGTCGGATCAATCCGATCCATCGCTGTGGCTTTAGCGCCAGACTTGGTGCGGTACTTCTCCAGCAAGCGGGAGGCAACCTCATACTCGCGTTGCAGGGTGTCGTGCGCCTCACCAGCAAACTTGGATTGAATGTTGCTGATCTTGGCGTAATACTCCTGCGCTATCTTCTGACCTAGCGCCTCATAGCCTTCAGCAGCCTTACCAAAAGCAGCATCACCTAACCGGCGACGCACATCATCCAGCGCGTCAAACGAAGTGGGGAAAGTCTTGTAGACAGGATTCCCCATCTCATTCACACCAACCTGGACGCGACGCGCAGTCACAGCGTCATAGATGTTTTGATAAGAACGCAGCACACCAGGTTCAGTCACTGGCGCTGTCTTCTGATCTCTAGCGGTTTTGCCAATAAGCAGCTTGTTCCGCAAATCTTCAATGAGTGACTTGTACTCAGGCATGGATTCAACATAGACACCCTGCCCTTCTTTAGCCGCTACTTCCTGATCACGCAGTGCTTTTTGGTCTTTGTACGCCTGTGAACGCTCTAGCGACTGTGTTTCAAAGCGCGACAGGATACGGTCACGCAGGGTTCTGCCCATCTCCGACAGTTCTCTGGTGGAGTCACCAACCTGGCGCAACGCACCCTTGGCACGGTCGAGAACCGTCTTTTTGCCTTCTTCGAGTTCCGCAGCGGTTCCAGCCAAACGCTGTGCTGCGCCACGTTCTTCACCTGCGACACGCTCACCGGCAGAACGGGCTGCTCTAGCTTCAGCCTCTGCGACACTGGTAGAACGGCTAACCGCATCACTTAGGGTGTCGTACACCTTTCTTTGAGCATCGGTAGTAAAAGGCGAATTACGCAGTTCTTCTATGCGCTTTAAGACTAACTCCCTCTGCTTACCGGCAAGGCTAGACACGCCAACATCTTGCATGACACCTTTAATAAGTTGACCGCCAGGGATTTTGCTAGCAATAGCAGATGCTATGTAATTTGTTGCTCCCGCACCTGCTCTAGCTCCCTGTGTAAATATTTCGAATGGCGCTAAACCACCAGCTATTCTTGCTGTTTCTGAAATATATGGCGGTGCGCCCAAAGCCTCAGATAATTGCCCAAGGCTTTCACTGGTAGCGCCACCCAAAGCACCACCAACGCCAGTTCCTACCCTTCTGCTAACGCCCGTCATAGAAGGCACAGCTGCCCTCATCGCCGTACCTGCCATTTGCACAGGCTTCATTGGTACGCGCTGCATCACCCTGCCTGTCGCTTCTGCAACCTCAGGCGCAGCAAAACCAGCAACACCACCTAAAGCAGTGGAATAGCCGACTTCTGATAACGGGTCTTTGCCACCACTAGGGGCTTGTGTTGGGGCTTTAGGAGCCTTGGGCGCTTCAGGCGTATCCCACTGGACTTGCTCCCCACCTGTATCCCACTCGATTTTTTCTTCAGCCATTACTTGTACTCCCTGGTTCCGTCGGAATACTCTATAACTGTTCTGCCTGCGTTCTCGCCACTGGTCACTTTGCCAGAACGAACAACGGTTTTGCCGGACTGTCTTCCACCCGTATCTGAACCGCCACCAAGACTAGGAAACTGATCTTCTAGCTTTTCCTTTTCCCTGCTCATTTCAATCACGCCTTGATTCATTGCATTTCTGACAGCCTCATACACACGCAGGTCAGACCTATACAGTGGCGCAAGAATCTTATCTTCCATACGGGTCAGCGCTTTACCGCCAGTTTCAAATTCTTTGCTACGGAAGAATGCAAAGGTTCTAATTAACTTCAATGCCTCTGGATCATCTCTAAATGCAAGTTCGGCAGCGCGTGTGTCAACACCAAGCAGCGCGGTCATCTTGTTCCACTTACCTTCCTGGTTCAAGCGGTCAAGGATTTGAATACCTTCTTCCAACTCAGGAATCAAGTTTTGACGCAGTCGATGCGCCGAGCGTTCTTCTTTCGTTAGCTTCTGATCTCTACCACCACCGCCTTTCATAGCAGCAATGTCACGCCGCGCATCCATCTGCATTTGCGCCATCTGCAATCTAAACGCACGGTCTTCTGCTCTATTACGCGCTGTTTCTTCTTGTTTAATCACAATCTGAAACATCTTGTCGGAAGCCTCAACATTCTGCTTTGCTAACTCTAACGACTTAGGCAGACCATACTTAGCTTTGTAATCCCGCATAAAGTTAGCGCCCTGTTCGGCAAACAGTGCGTCTGCTTCTAGTTCAGCCTTTTGCCGGTCATATGCTGCCAACCTAGTAATGCGTTCCAACTCACGACCTAGTGTTTCAGAACGGGTTTTAAGTTGTCTTAGGTTAGTGTCGAATAGGTCTTTCTCTTTGGCGTACAAGTCCATACGCCCTTTTTGATAGCCGGTAGCCATGCCATTCATGGCAGACATAGCAGCCTGGGCATTACCTTTGCCACCAACACCAATCGCAAACCCCACCACACCAATCAGGCTGTAGAGTGTTGCCAAATCCATCGCATTGTCTTTGGTTGGTGTGAACGGCACTTCCATCTGCTTATCCACATCAGACAACCCGCGCATTGCCGCAGAGTCTTCTATAGCTGTTCTTTCAACATCCAGCGCTTCACCTCGCGCCCTAGCCTTTCCAGCAGTCCTAGCAGCAACATCCTGCTCTTGGGCAAACTCAAATTTCTGTTTATCCTCAATCGCTGTCTTCAATTCAGCTTGCGATGGTTCCATAAACGTCTGGTAGCGCGACACCAAGTCACCCTTGGGCGCAGCAGTAGGCGTTTCTGATTTAGGCGCTGGTGTAGGCCGTGTTCTTACAGCCGTGTCCACCGCATTCGGAAACATCGGAATGCTAGACATTTCAGTTGGAAACCTTGCGACCATAATTACCTCGGCTGTTGAATTTGCTGTGGCTGAGTAAACGGAGCCTGACCGCCCATACTTCTAGCAAGCGTCGAGAAATAGTTGTTTGTTAGTTCATTTACATACTGGTCTGCTTGCAATCCTGTACGAATAGCACCGGCTGCGATCTGATCACCAATATTCGCAACCTTTAGACCCATGTCATATTGGCTTTGCAACAGTTGCTGACGGAATGCTTCTACCTGCGCTGCTGCTTGTTCTGCACCCACACCGCCACGACCCGCAACACCCTGCGCTGCTTGGGCTTGCAGTGCCTGTATCTGTTGTTGGGCAGGGGCTGTCAACTCACCGCGCTGTGCCTGTGCTACTAACTGCTGACCCTGCTGCTGATAAGGCGCTGCCATACGCTGCATTTCTTCTCTGGCCTGTCTGCCCTGTGCTGATGCCTGTCTTGCGGCAATAATCGCTGGCAGACTTTGCAGACCTGCCACACCTAGCTTTTCTAAAGTTTGTGGGCTGGTCAAGTTTGCTGTCAAACGCTCCAT